CCATATATCCAGTGTCCATAAAATAAAAATCTCTACCTTCAAACCAGCAGCGTTTCATTATTTTATGTTTAAGTATTCCACGCAACACAATCGGATCTTCACTGTCGTCGTAATTAAATTCATCGGAATTAATTACTCTGCCGCCGCTGCCCATAGCAAACATGTTGATGTATTCATCCTCGCCACCTTTGCTAAGAAATATCCAATTATTCATACTCTTTCAATGTCCTCTTCAATACAGCTTTGTCCGTATTGTATTTCGACAATTTTGCAAGGCACATCATAAGGGTTTGTTAATTGATGCCACTCGGCAACTGGTATTTTATATTCTTGATGCTTAATTAATTCTGCAGGTAGTAATCGATAACCGTTAGGCATCATGCTGTTAACTACACATTGGCCTTCACTGACCATCCAATATTCTGCACGTAGTTGATGGCGCTGCATACTTAGACTTTTGCCAGGCTCTACGGTAAGTTCTTTAACTTTCATTCCAGGTACTTCATGTAGCACACGATAGTATCCCCACTGGCGCTCTGTTTTAGGTGCTTTCCACTCTTGGAGTATCCATGAACTAGAATTCATCTTGTGCTCGCCGCCAACACCGAATACAAATTCTAAATGGAGCATTTCTTCTAGAACATCCATTTCTGGAATATTAGTTTTAGTTCTATCGCCACCGTTGGCAAACACAATTTTATCATGGGGATAAATTGCTCTTACTTTTCTTATAGCATCTTTGGCGCTGCCGTCTGCGTCGTCAAAGTTAATAACACGATCTACATCTTTAATGGCGCTTAGGATACTAGCACGTTCTTCCCAGGGCATAAACTCCTGACCTTTCTTGCGGCGTAGCCATGCATCAGAGTTTGCTCCTACGATTAACACATCGCCTAGTTTCTTAGCCTCTTTGATGTAATTAATATGACCTGAATGAATGGGGTCAAATCCACCTGTTGCAATTACAATTGTTTTCATACAGATATTTATCTGGGCATATTATAGTGATAAATATTTCATAAGGAATAGATCATGAAAGAACCTAGACTCAGTCGTATATTTTTTGATACCATTTGGAAAGGAAAGCCCGGCTTTTATGTAGAAATTGGTGCATGGGATGGTCGAAAGAAAAATAGCACTATTATTTTAGAAAATGCAGGGTGGGATGGAGTATGCATCGAAGCATCGCCCCCAAGTTATGACCAGCTGATTCAGAATAGAAAATGCCTTTGTATGAATGTTGCCGTATACGATCATGATGGGGAAGTAGATTATGCTCTTTTTCCAGACAGGCCGGAGTGGAACGGAATCGTTGAATCGTATGACGAGTTACATCAAAAACTATTAGAAAGTAGTTCACCAATCTTAGACACACGTACATCAGCACCGGCAACAATAATTAAAATTCCCTGCAAATCTTGGAATAGTTTAGAACTTCCGTTACATATTGACTACTTGCAAATTGATGTAGAAGGAGCAGAGCTGCCTATATTAAAATGCATCAACTGGGAAGAACAGCAGATTTCTTACATCTGTCTTGAAGATAACGCTCATCAACGGGGCGATAAAACATACTATAATTATATGTCAGAATTAGGTTATAAGTGTATACTAACTCAAGGTGTTGACTTTCTTTGGTATAAGGAATAAAAGTGACTAATTGGATAGATACTTATAATTTATTATACAAAGATAAACTTTCTTTAAAAATTAACGGTCCAAAAAGAGGATTAAAAATAGATCCTTACAATCGAAGCAACGGATTTGCAATTATTTTTGAAGAGCTTTTTAAAATAAAGAAAAAAGAATTTCAAATCATCGAAACTGGTACTGTTAGAGATCCAGGAAACTGGAGAGATGGTAACAGCGGATTTTTATTTTCTGAACTAGTTAAACAACACGGTGGGTTTGTAAGATCTGTAGATATAGCTCAAGAGGCGGTTAATACTGCTAATCAATATATAGATAATCAATACTATAAATCTTTTTGTAGCGATAGCGTAAGCTGGCTTAAATCGTTAACTGATTTAGAAAGTGTTGACTTTTTTTATCTAGATAGTTATGACGTTGATTGGCGGAACGACGAACCGAGTGCTAATCATCATTTGCAAGAATTTTTAGCAATCGAACCTTATCTTAAAAATTGTATTGTTGCTATTGATGACAATTCGTTTTTACTTAACGGAACTAGAACTGGCAAAGGTCGTGCAATATATCAGTACTTACATGATAAAAAAATATATCCAATATTTGATGAATATCAAATAATTTATGTATTTAAAAATTAAGAAATTTTAGTTTTATTTTTATATTTTAGGCCCTGAACATCTTTGAAGTGCATTTTTCCCTTGCCCATCCAGTGCTCAAAATATTTTGATAAATGACTGATTGGTAACGGAAATCTTGAATGTGTCGGAGTCATTGATTTATATACTTCCGGATTTGTATCTCTGAGCATTCCGTAAATGACTTCGTCGCTCCATGCAGGATAGTTGAATAAATTAAGATCTGAATATATTTCTTTTAACTTAGAAAAATGAGTGGTTGCATATTGATGGTCTAAATTATAAAATATAATTCCGGTCTCTGGAGCCGAATGCATACCGTCGTTACGCTTATGTACATATCGATCTCTTCCTAAATACCCGCTGAACATACTGGCTATTTCTTTTTCTACTATATCCTCTGGTGGTGTATCTAAAAATTGAACATCGGCATCTAACCAAATAGCATATCCAGATTTTAGTTCTTCGAACGCAGTAATTTGTGCCCAAGATTTATGACAAAACTTTTCCCATTGTTTAAAATGTCCTTTGGGGGGAGTATTTCTTATTCCTGTTTTTTTAACAAAGTCTATCCATGCATGTTTGTCAGGACATTCGAGTTTTATATCTTCACCAATATCAACCTCAGCGTCAACGGTGACTAATTTCCAATTACTAGGCCAATTCTTTTTCCAAGATGCAATAGTTTTTTCAGCATAGTCTTCGTAATTAGTCTTACTAAAAGTAGTAATTACAAATGTATCTTTCATAGATTGTTTTTCCAATATTCTGAATTTTTAATCCAGCGATAATAGATTTCAAATCCTTCGTCGATGTCAACTTTGGGATTAAATCCGAAGTCTCGACGTGCTTCGGTAATGTCCAATGCGCCGCGGCTGGGAAAATCTGCATCCTTTTCCTTAACTTCAACCGTGCCTTTACCTGCTAGACTAACTGCCAATTTGGCAGCGGATAACAATGTCTTACTATGACTTTTAGTTATGTTGTAAGTTTTATTTGCAGTATTCTTTGCGAGTGTAGCTGCTACAATTCCGTCGGCTGCATCATCCACATAGGTAAAATCTAGAGTTTCGTTGATACCATTTACTTTAAGAACGCCGCCTCGCATAGCAGTTAACAAGAATTTACTAATAACTCTGTCCTCAACATCAAGTGGACCATATACTGCACTTGGACGGAAAATTGTATGTTCTATTCCGTACTTACGTGTGTAGTCTTTAATTAGCCACTCTCCGGCAAGTTTCATAATACCGTATTGTCCCTGAGGATTACACGTTGCATCTTCTTTAACGAAATCTGTAAAATCACCGTATACCATACTAGAGCTTGTGTAAACAAATCTTTTTACATTATACTTTACACTTAATTCTAATAGATTAAGTAAGCCTTCACTCATAGTGCGTGAGCCGAGTGCGGGGTTTGCATTAACTACTTTCTGTCTTGGAAAACTTGCAAGATGTATTACGGTATCAAATTTATATTTTGAAAATAAACGATTCATGCCAACCCGATCGCATATATCTATAAGATAAACGTCACTTGATTTTATTTTTTTAGAACGCTCGGATAATAGATAAGCAAGTTCCGGCTGTGGAATAATTCCATAATTAGTTTGCGTATCGGTAATTACAACACTATGGCCGTGTGCTTCTAATTTACTTACTACATTGTGGCCTATAAGGCCTTGGCCACCTGTTACTAGGATGTTCATAGTGATGCGTCTTCTAATCCTGATACTCGTAGTTTAACAATATTGCTGAGATGCCATTGTTTCTGATCAAGTGCTTTGATGATACCTAACCACTTATTTCTAAGTAAGGCAAAGTCGTTGATAATTTTTTCAAAGTCTACAACGTCAGCTTCACCTTCTACGAACTTTTCGCAGTCCCTAGAAGATAAAGCTCGTTGATAGTTTTCTAAATATTTGCGAAAGTGTTGACTACGAAGTCTACGAAGTTCGATGTTTAAGTACTCAAGGATACCTTCAATTTCTTGAAGTTGATTAAAGCGTTCTTCCACAATGCCAGGCATTTGCGAACTTGCCTTCTCGATGTTTCCCGCTATGCGGACATCTTGTTTTGCTTCGATTAACTCAGCTTCATAATAGGCCACAGCATCTGGAATGTTGCTTATATCTTTACTAACCCTATCATACCAATTCATTTATTCCTCATCTTCGTCGTAGTATTCTTCTTCCTCGTCTTCGATTTCTTCACCGTCGACGGCATATTGAATTGCGGTATCTAGATAAGGATCAACACCTAAAAGGCTTTGAAGAGTTGATTCTTTAATACCGTAATCTAAAAGAGTATTAACAAAGTCGGCAGCTAGATCTTTTCTATGCTTCTCTGGAATGTGTTCAATTACCAACGTCCAGATATCTGCGATTAAGTCGTCTTTCATTCATTGACCTCCAAGTCTGATTCAACTGTAGTAGTTATCTCAGAAGTGGAAATTTCACCGTGTTTTGAAATGTCTGCCATTGCAATGTCTAGACCATCTTTCTCGTTGCGTTCCCAAGCCTTGCGGAATTGTTTGATGATCTCACCGTCTTTGGTAGTGTAGACAAGGCTGTTTCCTTCTTTCTTGAGCAACCCTTTGGCTTCGAACAAGTCGACTAATCCACTATATGGACTCATACCTGTTTCATAAGGAATCTCAACCTGTACACTTTCAAACGGCTTTGCGTAACGAGTTTTCATAATCTTACAAGCTGCACGGATACCTTGCACCGTTGTAGTCTTATTGCCATCAGCATCAAGTTTTAATTTCAATTTACGCATAGCAACAACAATAGAACTAGCGTAGATAAAGCCTTGTCCGCCACTAATCTTGTCATCTGGATCAAACATATCTTGACTGGCATATGTGTGATTGGTACATACCATACCAATATTGTAAGCGCCAAACATGTTAACACAGTTACGAACAAGTGCTGTTAGTGCCTTAGGCTTACGACCCATATCACCTTTCATATCACCTGCTTGGAATTGATTAACATCTGTAGGCGTCAACAACATACCCAAGCTGTCAATAATAAACAAGATTTTAGGACGATCTGCTTCATCCATTGTTTTGTATTCTGCAATAAACTCTGTAATAGTTTTTGCCACGTCATCGATCATAGCCATATTAAGTTTCAACAACTTGTCTGGACTTGTATCAACTCCAAGGGCATGTAGCCATTTTTCATCTAGCGCATTTTCTGTATCAATCAAGATAGGATAGATGCCTGCTTTCTGTGCGTTTGCTACAAGGTTGCCTGAACAGATAAAACTCTTACCTGCACCACTTTCTCCAGCAAAAACGGTCACTTTGCCTAGCGGAATGCCTCGATCAAAATATCCGCTGATGAGATAGTTTAATGCAAAGTTGTTTGTGCTGACCCAGTCTGTTGGGTCGTTAAAGCCAATACTTAAACCGTCAATAGATTTAGTAATTGACTTTCTAAATTTAGAAATATCAAATGCTTTTGCCATTATTCACCCTTTGGTAGTTTCTTTGGACCTACAACAATGTCAGTACGACCGATTGCTATAAGCCAAGTGTTTAGTCTATTAATTATAACAGAATCGTCCTTGGGGTTGTCAAATCTAACATCAATGTCTGCTACTGTGTCGCCTGTTTGGTCTTCTCTGCTGTTAAAACTTAGAGAGAAGTTCTCATTAATTTTTTGTACTCTTGCCATTATTATTTTCCTAAAATGAAAGAGAGTACGAGCGCGGGCTCGTACTCTTGTCTACATCGATTTACTTCTGACGATTGCGAATCATGGCAAGGATGTCTTGCGCACGACTTGCACCATCAGCTGATGCTGGAGTTGCTACTGGTGCAGCCTTAGCTGCCGGAGCAGACTCTTCATCAAAATCTTCACTGGCTTTAGCAGCCGGTGTCGATGTATTAGCTGTTGCACGATGTGGATCGCCTGTTGCGGCTCCCATACCTGCTGGTTTGAAGTATTGACCCCAACGATCCATATCATAGGCTTCGCCGTCAACTGATGCTTCAAACATTTCTTTCATTACCTTGAGTTCTACGTCAGTAGGTTTCTTAGGTAGGAAATCGCTCAAATTAAACAATCCGTGAGCTTCAATGGCCGCTGCTTCAACTTCCGTTAAAGAACGTTCACGACGGCTCCACTTTGAAGTAGAATAATCTGCGAATCCACCTTTCGATGTCTTGGCGATACGGAAGTCTACACCTTTAAGATAGTCAGTTGGCAATTCTTCCAACTCTGGATCCATCAACGCTGAACGGATGATTTGATAGATTTGAGGACCGATGATAAATCTACGAATCGGATTCTCAGGCTGCTTATCTTCCTTAATAGGATCTTCAACAACGAAGCCTTGGAAAATGTACGAACGCTTTTTCCAATACTTACGACCCATTTCTTCCAATGATTTATCTTTGAACCAACCACGCACTTCGCTAAGGATTGGGCAAACTGTACCGTCGTTGTACATTTCAACGCAAGGAACTTGCACCTGAACTGGACGACTATCTGTTTCACCTTTGATGCCTGCGAACGGCAATTTGATCATTGCACGTTCTACCCAGAAAAACGTATTGGCTGAGTTGCCATCGGGTAGCAAACGGATAACCGCTTCCTTGCCTTCTTGCATGTTCCAATGTGGGTAAATTGCGTTGTCTCCACCGCCGGTGGAT